TGCGTTCATTGAAGGTGTTATAGAATCCGATGGTTATGGTATTGTGAATAGTTATGATGGAAATTATGATGAAGAATACGTCAATGATATATTATTTTATGTTATGAGAATTGATTAAAAACAAAATTCAAGTTATAATTTAACTATGGCTAGAAAGAAAAAAATGTCGTTTAAGTTAGACCCCGAATGGTTATTGAAAGAACCGTTGGATTTCGAATTTAATAAGTATACCTTGCTCGACTACCTTCAGAAGTGTGAAAAAAGATTTGACAAGTTTGAAATATACCCAGACTTTGTTGAGTTATCATTACATCTGGCAAATCTACAATCACTAATTAAAGAAAACACACTTTTATTAACGGACAAGAAGTTTGAATCATGTGACGATGAGATTCTGTTGAAAGAATTATATCCAAAAAAACCGAGAGACCTCAGCGAAAAAGAAGAAGTAGAACTCGAAAAAACCATAAAATATTCAGGAAACAAATTATTTGATGCTTTCAATCAAGCAAAATCAATTTGGAATTTAGCCTACGACAATGTTAACATTACTCTAAGAAAAAACAAAAACAACGTAGGTTATGGTAAAGGTTACTTATTTTATCACAGAAAGTCAGATGACAAAATTTTGGTGTGGGAATACGATATCAAAAAAATAAAGGGAGATGATGTGAATAGTAAAACATACCTTACTTTAATTTTTGAAGACTCTCCTGTAGATTTAACTTTGCCGACAATTCTTGATAATTTTTCAACATGGAATACTAAACCATATTATCAAGAACTCCCTGTATTTGAGATGAAAAATACTCAAGACTTTCCAATGGAAGCCACATTAATTCCGATTGTTAAGAGGAAAATAATGGCATATGTTTATCAAGTTGTTAACTTTGAAAAGATAAAAAACTTTGACTCTGAAATATAATTCAATTATATTTTAGTATGGGATTTAATAAAAGATTTGTTGTTTTAGAACATTGTATCAACGCATTGGAGAACAATGACTTGAAAAGTTATTATGGTAAAAGTGATATGTTAGTATTTGAAGATGAAGTGTCTTCCAAAATTTATCAACTATACCTTGAAGGAAAAAGTGAACCAGAAATTTTAATAAATATAAAACCAAACATGGAGGAAAAAACCTATGAAGTGTATTAAATCAATCAAAGCACTAAAGAACACAGAGATTGGAGAAATCTTAAGAATTGATGATGTAGAAGCGGAATCTAAAGTTAAAACAGGTTACTGGTCTTACATCTCGAAATCTGAATGGAAACTATCAAGAAGAAAAAACTCTTCTAAAGAAACAACCGAACAAGTAAACACTCAACCGACGGAACAAGTGGAGAAAAAACCTTACAAAAAAGGGTCTAAACCTGATAAAAAATCAAAATAGTTTTGAAAAAGTTTTTACGTAAAATCGATTGGTGTATAGATTACTATTTTGTATGGATGTTATACAATGGTAACAATACTCATCGTTACATAGAATATATGGAAAAAAAATGGGGAAATGGAATTTGATAAGTTAATTCGAGATAATATGATTATCCCAGAAATAACCTCTAAAGAACGTGAAAAATTGGAGGAATTGCATTATTTTGTTAACCTTTCTCACGAACATAAAATTGTTCTTTGGCTTTGGAGTAAGTGTGGGACAACACATATGTCAAAAATTATGAATAACTTTGATTTTAAGTATTATAAAGTAATTGAGAACAATTTACTTTTGTTAGAAAATCAGGTTACTCAAATACATTATTGTAATTTATTTCCAGGTCATGAAAACTATAAAATTTTGGCGGCAGTTCGGAATCCATACTCAAGATTTTTTTCAGAATACACATTTCAGAGAAAACCTGAAGAGTTTATTTTAGATGAAACAAACAAAAAAAAATTTAAAGAATTTATATATCAATTTGTAGTTTATAATGAATTTTTTAGAACATGTTGTGTGGACTTTCCTGAAAGGATTCCCGATTATCCTGTTAGATTAGAGAATTTGTATGAGGATTATAGCAAGATTCCATTCATTGTCGAGAGTGAATATTATAAAAGTGGGGAACTGAAAAAGGCGACAACTCAAAAAGTTAATGTCTCAAACGAGGATGAGACCCTTTGGAAAAAATTTTATACTCAAGAAACTGCAGATATAGTATATTATAGAATGGCAAGATATTTCGATTTGTTTGGTTATGATAAAAACTCTTGGAAATTATGAAAAATGAAGATAAAAGTCTTGTTATATACGTTAGTGGTTTAGTAATCAGTTGGGTGATAATTATAATTTATTTAATAAAATACGGTTAATATGTCTTCGGATAATGAAAAAAAAGAGATGGTAAATAATCCACAACATTATGGTGGGGTTGATAATCCATATGAAGTTATAAAGGTTTGTGAGGCTTGGGGGTTGGATAACGACGCTTATTTGTTCAACGTGGTGAAATATGTTGCAAGAGCTGGAAAAAAATGTGTAACCAAAGAGTTGGAAGACCTTAAAAAAGCTGCTTTCTATTTAGATAGAAAAATTAAAAACTTAGAGAAATGATAATTTGGTTAACAGGTCAGCCTGGTTCAGGTAAGACAACTATTTGTAAAGAAATTTCAGAACTCAAAGATAATAGAATCTTTCATATTGATGGTGACGATTTGAGAGACCTGTTCGAGAATAAAGATTACTCTGAACAAGGTCGTAGAAAAAATATTGAACTCGCACAACAAATATCTCAATACCTTATTAACAAAGGTAAAGATGTTTTGGTATCTTTGGTTTCTCCATACAAAGACCAAAGAGATAAGTTCAAAGAAAAAATGGGGGATAACTTAGTCGAAGTTTATGTTCACACTTCTGAAACAAGAGGAAGGGAAGATTTCTTTGTCAAGGAATATGGACAACCAACTGAAAATTATTTAGACATTGATACAACTAATGATAGTGTCGAAGAGTCAGTAAAAAAAATTTTAGATTATGCAAAAAATTCACGTTGAGGGAGACCCCAAATTAAAGAACACAGGAGCTAAACAATACTCAATGTTTATTGGTAGATGGCAACCATGGCATAGTGGACACAAATGGTTGATTGACCAAAGACTTGAAGAGGGTAAGAATATTCTAATTTGTATTAGAGATATCAAACCCGATGAAAAAAATCCATATAGTGCGAGTGAGGTTGAGTCAAACATAAAAAAAGAACTTTGGCAATTGATAGGTCAAGAAAGGGTCAAAGTAATGGTTATACCGGATATAGAATCGGTTAACTTTGGTAGAGGAGTGGGATATGATATTATTGAACACATACCACCACAAGAAGTCAGTGAAATATCTGCAACTAAAATTAGAGAGGAATTAAAAAAAGAAGGTAAATTATAATGGAAAATTACATCGGAAAGGTTATTAACGGGGATTGTATTAAAGTCATGGCTGAAATGCCTGAGGCTTCTGTTGATTTGATAGTGACATCACCACCTTACGGTGTTGGTATCGCATATGACACATTCAATGATGATATAGAGTTCGAACAGTATAAAGTGTTCAGCGCAAGTTGGTTAAGAGAGGCTTATAGAGTGTTGAAAGACGATGGAAGAATCGCCTTAAACATTCCATATGAAATCAATAGACAAGATAAAGGTGGAAGAATATTAATGGTTTCTGAATTGTGGCAAATAATGAAGAACATTGGTTATAAATTTTATGGTATTGTGGATTTGGAAGAAGATTCTCCACACAGAAGTAAGACAACTGCTTGGGGTTCATGGATGTCTCCATCTGCACCTTATATCTACAACCCAAAAGAATGTGTGTTGTTGGCGTATAAAAAGACTCACATTAAGAAAATAAAGGGAGAACCTGAGTGGGTTGGTGAGGTTATAGATGTTGCACAAGAGGATGGAACAACCAAAAAGAAAACAGTATATCAAGAAGAACATAAGAAAGAGTTCATGGATTTGGTATACGGTCAGTGGGATTATTTTGCCGACACAAAGCAAATGACAAAGGCAACCTTCTCAATGGATATTCCAATGAAGGCGATTAAAATTCTAACTTATAGGAATGATATCGTTCTTGACCCATTCACAGGAAGTGGAACAAGCATATGTGCTGCGGAAATTAGTGGGAGAAGATGGATTGGGGTTGAATTGAGTGAGAATTATACGAAAGTTGCAAAAGATAGAGTTCAACATTTCGTAGACAAAAAGAAACAATCTAAATTAAATTTTGAAGAAGGGGTTAATTAACCCCTTTTTTTATTGTTAACATATTTATATAGAAACAATCTGATGAAAGAGGAATTAATAAAAAAATTGATGCAGATTCAAATCCAATGGAAATTTTTACATTGGCAGACTTTTGGTGATGCTAAACATAGACTTTACGGTGAGATATATGATGGTTTAGGTGCCCTTATCGATGAGTTTACAGAAACTATGATGGGTAAATATGGTAGACCTGAATTTGAACCTGAATTCGGTTTAATGTTTCAAGATATTTCATCAATGAGTATTCAAAATTTTATGGATGGAATTACAGAATTCTTAGTTGGTATGAGTGACCAATTAGATGGTAGATATGACACTGACCTACTTAATTTAAGAGACGAAATGTTGGGTCTGATAAATAAATCAAAATACTTACTAACTTTAAAATATTAATATGGGAAAAGTAATTAGACTCACAGAGGCGGACTTAACAAAGATTGTTAAAAAAGTCATTCAAGAACAAACATCGATGAGTGTTAAAGGTTCTATAGGTAAAGCAGTATGCGATTTTCCTGAAGCAAAAAAAAGAGACTACAAAGTATTCTTCGTAGAAGGCACACCTAAAACTGGTGGAAAAATCATTTCAAAAGGAACAAAACTTTCCCCTTCAACAATTATTGAAATGAAAAAAGGGGACAAAATAACAATGGGTAGTGTTTCACCTTTAGACAAAGGAAAGTATTTCCAAGGTCTAGAAATGTTTGTGAACGACAAAGGAAGAATAGAAATGTTTGTGCATCGTGCGTAAAAAATTAATAACAGAGACGGGTATAAGAGACATTTCGGCTTTGAGGAAGAGATATCCCAAGGCCGAAATCTATTTTCACCAAGACTTGGATGGTGTTACCACAGCCATTGCTATGAAGAAATACCTCGAAAGCAATGGTATTGATGTTGTAGGTGCTCACATCATACAATATGGTGATAAAGAATTTGCTGTTAAAAAGAATGATGCTGAAGGTGATGTGATGCCAGTTCTTGTTGATTTTGCACACGGAAAACCGATGTTCAAGATTCATACAGACCACCACGACAAACAAGTTGGTGCTGAGAAAGGAACATCAAAATCATTCAGACAAGCCCGTTCGAATGTTGAAACAATATCACAAGTTGTTTCACCAAAAGATTTATTTCCAAGTTCAGATATCTTGTTAATCAACACTGTGGATTCTGCGGATTTTGCTAAACATGGTATTACACCTGAAGAGGTTGTTAACTATCTTTATAGATTTGAAAAAGAAACTTCATTACAAAAGAATAAACTTCTTTTGGGTTTTGTTATCAACAAACTATTATTGGCATTCAAAAACAAACCAGGGTTTTTAGAAAGTTTAGTTATGGATTCAGAACCATCACTACTTTCAATCTTAACGAATATCAAATCTTGGATGAAAGCCACAAATTCACCTAAACCACAAGAATTACAAAAAAATGCAGAAGAATACGCGAAAGCAATGAAAGACTTTCCAAAAGTCAGCGACAATATTATTTTCCAATACGGTGGGGGTAGTATGTTTAAACCTGGGTCATATGATAGGTATACCCCATTTAGAAATAATCCTGAAGCAGACTTTCTTATCATGGCATGGCCGCTTGGACTATTACAAGTTTCTTGTAATCCGTTCAAAAAAGAGAGGGAGCTTAAAGGTGTTAACCTTGGGGAA